TAGGATCTACTCCTAGAAAAGAAAAACGCGGTCGTCGAGGTAAAAGGCGCATTTCCCCAGAAAGAAAGTATAAAGAATTTAATCGATTTATTGATGCCCCATAAGAAAACTGGTATTTTTACACCAAAACGACCCAAAACACAATGTGAAGTTTGTGGCGAAAAAGATTCCGTCATCCTTGAACGGCATCATATCTTAGAACGTACAAATATTAATTGTACTAATGATGATTATAATACCGGAATACTCTGCCCATCGTGTCATAGTAAACTTCATTCAGGCAGACTCAGAATAATAGGGGTTTACCCCGGAACCCGCCCTCCAACGGGGCGTGTTCTTGTATATGAATTGGATGGAGTGAAAAACCTCGATTTAGATGAGGTTTACTTTACCCCTAAACCAGCTTCTATGAAGGTGCCAGATGACAGATACGAACAAGTTGATAGACCAGATGGTGGATTTCCAGGACCCAAGAAGGAACGCAGTTAGCGAGGTTAAATCCCGCGCCTCCCTCTTAAGAGTAGCAAAGAGAATGGGTTGCGAAAGTGATCTCATCCAAGTTATGAACAAATATGATGAAAAACTTCGCGCCTGTACTAACCCTCAAGAGCGCAAACATATCGCTGTAGCTGGTATTATTGAGGTTAATAAATTGCTCGGCTGTCCGGGCGGCGCTACCATTGATGGCGTCGATATTGTGCCCGCTAACGTTAAATAATGGCTTAAATAAACCTATCCATTAAATCGTATACCCCTATAAAGAGAGGATTGGTTTATATGGATATCACAGGTAAGTTAGAAGGTACGGTTATTTGGTTCGACCCCCGCGCTGGTTATGGTTTTATTGAAAGAGATGGAGAACAAGATTTATTTGTCCATTTCTCCGATGTCGTGTGCGAAGGTTTTAAAACTCTTAAAAAAGGTCAAATTGTTTCCTATGGCGTTGGTGAAAATAATAAAGGACAACCTAAAGCCGTAGAAGTTGAAGTGACCGGAGATCAAAATATTGGCGAAGATTAAATCTGACGAGTTCTGGATTACTAATATCTCAACAAGAAATGTCTCCTTGATGGATTTGAGATTTACTATCCCAGCTAGAACTCATAGAAACCTCCTGGATTCACGGCATTTCAATTTTACCCCCGAACAGTTGCAAAAGTCCGCTGACTCTGGTTCCCTCTTTACTAAACGTAGTATGATTAAAGTTAGAAAAGTGGCTCCTGAAATTATTGTTAAACCCGGGCTCTATGTTAGTAAAGCTCCCCTGTTCCTCACTGAACATCCAGAATTGTCTCAAGTCGTTATTAAAGAAGAACATTACGAAGAGTTGCAAGTCTCTGATGAAGATTTCGCAGAGGAAATGACGAAGGATGAAAAGTAAAGAACGTTGCCCTCGCTGTGGTAGCCATATGTGCTCTTATGTAGACGATACTTATATGTCGCATACTAGGGATAAAATGCGACTTATAAAACCTTACTTAATCGAGAAAAAGTTCGTGCGTGCCGGTTCTGGTAAAGAATTCTCCCTCCCGCCGTTCAATTATATTCCTAATAGTGAGCGTGGTCTGCGTGCTCGGGCGAGAGTTTCTTGGTTTCATTATTCTTATCGTTCCGTTAGAATACGTACAATTAACGTATGCGTGGGCTGTAAATATAACTACGTGAATCCCATCATCAAAATACAGAAAAAAGTACCCTTTTATTCCTGTAAATGGAACTTTCATACATAACGAATATCTCCGCATTAGTGTATGACTATTTCGTCATTCGCTAATCCTGGGCAAACTATAAAATTAGTAGTTGAAACGCTGACCGCTAACGGCGAACGTGCCGATGGTTATGCCGATGGCTATGCTGCCCCTATTATTAACTCATTCTATCTCCCCAGCGGTACCGCTGCTTCTGGTTTCCCTCAAACTATGACGCAGCTGGAAACTGGTCTGTACTTCCTTGCCATTACTCTCCCCTCTGGTTCTAATGGTATCGGTACTTTTATTGCCTCCGCCCAGTGGCTTCAACCCGTAACTGGCTTGTCTAGAAGTGCAGTGTTTTCTATTAACTCTGCCCTCCCGTTTGGGAACACGACAATCAACCTTGCTTAAGCAACACGTTTGCTCTCTGCCTTTTTCGTGTCAAATATATTGTACCGTCTTTGTACAAATATTCGCAAATCTTTTTCACTACTTTGTTTCCAGAATATCCTACCTGGTGTATTCCACCAGATAAGCTTACTTTTCTGTCATAATAGAGCTGACAATTCTTATCTATTATTTTATACATGTCTGTGAGAAATGGTTTCGTTCCTCTTACAGAAAACATGTGCTGCGGTATGTTCCTACTCTTTTGTTTGTATTTTGATAATGAACCGTCCCCATCAAAATATCCCCGTATAAAATGGTTTACTAACTTATGATCACGTACCCACTTTGGCATCGTGTATATGTGTGTCTTCCTGGGAACTATATTAAACCTTCTTAAATCATCACATATCTTTCTACTATACATCGCTAATTCACAATAATTAGGATACTTTTTTACTGGATATGTGGATTTCATGTGCCTGTTAAACATTCTTAAATGATCAATATCCTTATTAGCTAGAGATACTTTTAGTACAAAAGTGTAATCTCGTTTTTTATTCATTACACATCCATCTGCTGCTATAAAACCTGCCCAGTAAAATGATCCCTCAGTGTTCTGGGCGAAATAATCATCATCACTTTCGTACATTTTGTATTTTATTATTTGTATGTTGTTTTTCTTTCGATAACGATATGCTGTGGTTTTACCTATCCCCAACCTTCGAGATACTTCGCTGATTGATTTGGTTTCTGCGTATAATTTGATGAAATCTTCTTTGTTTATACTCATGGAATAACGTCTCCATACCACATATATCATATCAATTAAATTGCATTCTTAGCATGGTATTACGATCTAGGGGCGAATTCGCCAATCAAACAGATACTATCCAGCTTCGTGCCGAATTCCGTGGTCCAGATGGGAATCGTACCGATCTCGATAGTTTCCCCCAGTTTAGTGTCATGCAACCAAGTGGTAACGTTGCCCTCGAACCCACTACTGCCGGCGTATATCACGTTAGTACCGGCATCTATGGTTTCGATTATGAAATTTGCTATAACTGTCCGATTGGCGTTTATACCGATGTTTGGAATGGTACTCTAAATAGCTTTACGGTATATCAGATAGGGAATTTCGTAGTTCAGAACACTCAGCTGCCCGCTATTAATACCGATGGTTATATCCATTTGGGTGATGATGTTCCCTTCTGTTATTCACAAAACGCACTCCTCAACATTAACAAAATTATCAAAGTAATGCGTGCTCGTCTAAGTAGTCAAGGAAAGGCTAGAATTAAAGATGAGTACGGTAATACTAAATATATTGATTGCGATATTTATACCGTTCCACAGTTAGCTACTTTTGCCGCTATCTCTCTACCTGCCTTTAATGAAATCCCTCACTTTACTTGGTATACTTGGGAAGATACCGATTTCGTTGATCAGTTCTTAAGTGTCTTGGCTCAACATGCTACCGTTTTTGCTTTGGCTTCTAAGGTTATGCTGGAGCGTGGTAGAGAGTTCGATATTACCGATAATGGCGTTTCCTTCCGTCCTCCAGGCGTTTCTGATGTCTTGCAGACTCAGTATACTACTGAGCTGAGTAATTGGTGGGATAAGGTCAAATTGATTAAGCAAAACATGAAGCCGATGGGGATCGGCTTGGGTACGCTCAGGATCGCTGCAACCAACCCGGCGATCCTAAGGTTAAGACACCTTAGGGCTCGCCAGCTACTTCCTGGTTAAACTGTGTTATATAAGCTGGCAGATGCAGCAGTATAACATAGAGTACTTTCGTCATTGGGCGGTAGATAAGGGTGGTGAATGTCTTTCTACCCAGTATGCAAACGTAAGAACAAAGCTAAAGTTTAGGTGTAAATCTGGACACGAGTGGTCGGCGCAGCCTCGAAAGATATTAGAGGGATCATGGTGTCGCGAATGTGTATTTGACAGACTACGAAAATACACAGTAGATCATGATTTCTTTTCTCAGGACACAAAGGAATCGTTTTATTGGGCGGGGTTTTTAGCAGCTGATGGGTGTGTTGGCAAATGGTCCGGAGCACATAAAGTTCAGTTACATTTAGCTATCAAGGATTTTGATCATTTATATAAATTTAGAAAAACTATAAAATCTAATAAACCATTTAGGTTTAGGCAAAGAAAATCTCCCGGTAGTGATACTATGTGTTATTCTCACGAAATTAGAATCACTTCTCCGCGAATGTTTAATGATTTAAAGAGATTTAATATAGTAGAGCGTAAAACATATATTTATACCATGCCGGAATGGATTAAAGATCATCCTTACGTTCATCATTTTATGCGTGGATACATAGATGGAGACGGGTGTTTTACTTTAGCGCAGAACAAAGGGCAGGATCCTCACGTACTATTTTGTATGAGGGGAACATACCAGTTTTTACAATCGTTCCATGATGTATTGGTAAATAACGGTGTAGTCAAGGAAAACGCTTATGGGCATCGGCTGAAGATCCGACCCAAAGATGGGAAGAAATATCCAGCATTTGACAGACTTACTTACAGCGGGAATACAGTAATAAGCAAGATGTATGATTTCCTTTATAAGGACGCTACGGTATGTTTAGAGCGAAAAAAAGAAGTTGCCAGCAATGCGAAGAAGTATGCAGTTTATGGTAATGGGAAGAGGAAAAAGAAGCGAAAGGAAAGTTCATTAAAGTTAACAAAGGAAGAATTATTATCATTAGTTGGACAGTTTAAAACTCAGAGGGCAGTGGCAACCCATTTAGAATGCACAGCGGCGAATATTAGTTGGTGGGTAAAGGAGTTGGGGATAAGTAAGGAAGAGATGTGTACGGTTACTGGTAAAAGTTAGGCATTTTTTATTTGACAAACCGCAATCAACCTGTTATTATAGCACTTCAACGAAAAAGGAGCCAATAATATGCTAGTAGTGTACGTGAGTGATAGTGAAGTTTTGGTATGTACCCCAGATAATGAAATGGAGACGCTGAAGCAGTACTTTACTGATACAGGTCGTGATCTAGACGACTACGATCGTCATGAAGAGCACGATGTAGCTGTAAAGGTAGAGGCAAGGCTGCACAGTTTTCAGTGCCTATCAAAAAAGTCTGGCTAATCGGATCGCGGGCGTTAAGATGGCGGGCAGTTAGAAATAGCTGCCCGTTGTTTTATTTCATTTGACAAATCGCGCTCGGCACATTATTCTGTCGGGTAGCAACGCAGATGGACGATATGTACGATTTGGAAATCAGAATACCCGGACGATTTGGGACGTTCCTGTCGGTTCTGTCCGCAGCCGCAATTGGATTCGCCCTGGCGTTTCCGATAGTCTTGTGTTTTTGGCTGGTGGCTACCAGCCTCAGGTAACCAGCGTTTTACCCTGGTTGGGGGCGTCGAGGAGCGTAGAAATACCAAATGACGGAAGAAAAGCGAACGTATCTCGGTGAAGACGCGCGCAGATCACTCCAGAAGAACGCGCCCGGAATTATTGACATGCTCCGGGAACGTGACTTCCCCGTAGAGTTCTACCACAGGGGCAAATTCTGTTGCCTCATCTGGAACGAAGAGCAGCTCGCGGCACTGCATGGCGGGTAGCACCAAATGGGCATGGATGAAAATGAGCGTCAGAAGCGCGTACCGCCGTGGGTTGAGCATCCCGACTCGCAAAGCCTTGCGGATAAGCTCAACGCTGAGTCCGCGACGCTTTGCGTTCACGATCGCGATCCATGCTACATGCGCTGTGGAGTGCAACGGCAATACAGATCACACTGGGAGGTTATTCCTTATAGCAGGCGACTGGAGTGGTGCGAAGCGGTGTACGGCGATGAAGCTCTTCAGCGCGACGCCCAGTACGTCCGCAAGTTTCGATAATATGCTGAATTAAACCATATTTGATAAAAAAATATACTAACTGTCTAAGACACATACAGATGTATGTGTCTTTTTTCTTTTATACTGGGTGGGATTGTTACAGCGGGAGATTTAGTGCTCATATTTCGGCATAGAAACATGGCATTAGACAAAAAACAGCTAAAAGCACAGCGAAGACAAGCGCGAACCGACAAGGCGCGCGAGGTAGATGGCATGAAATGGACTCACGATTGGACATCGGACCAACAGTGGAACGCTGGGCGCACACGCATGCAGAACGACAACATTCGATGTAAAAGGTGTGGGATGGGGTTTTGGAATTTCAGAATGAAACCAATGACTTGCAACGACGTTGCGGTGCATGAGATTATCACAAACAGTGCTGCGCCGCAGCAGCCAGGTCCAGTAATTTCAAATCAACAAATAGGGCAGGTTGTGGGAATACCTACTGGTGATTTGGGGAGAAAAGAGTGAGCAAAGAGCGCGAAAAGCAATTAGCTGCAATAAAGGTTCTTAAGAAGAAGATTAAGGATCATGATATAGTGCGCGAAATGTTTAAGAAGTATAAGGTAGATATTGACGAGCTTGATCTAGTTCCTATGGCTTTTATTGATTTGGACGTGTCTGCCCGTACCGATCACGGCATTATTTATCTCAGTGATAAGTTGTTAGAAGATGATCAGCCATTAAATGACGATCATTATCTAGTCCATGAACTAACGCATATGCTACAGCAAACCACAGGAGATCAGCCAACGACTGGAGGAGAGAGTGGTGATGATTATGTATCTAACAAGTATGAAGTAGAGGGATTTCAGAATCAGACCGAATACATTTCCGACGAATACGGTGATGAAACTGCTGAGACATATGTTGACAAGGTATTAGATCATCACAAACTGAAGGGAAAGAAACGAGAAGAACGTAAAGACGTATTACTTCAATTAGCTTCGGAAAACAAGCATGCCCTGTGATATAATTCAACCCACCTATGTTCCGCCAGCGAAACGAGGGCTACGTGTAGTCAACTCGGAGGGAGATGGGTATTCTATTCATGTATTTTGGTATCGGGCATATGCTTCGGTAAATGGGTATTCTATAGCTTATAATATTTATTATAGTACTGAACCAGATGATAATGTATTTGATGAGGGACCGAAATATTTATCAACGAATAATGATGGACTGACAGCACTACTTAAGGAATTTACTCCTGGTGATACTTATTATTTTGCGATACGAGGGATGCAATACGATCCTGCCTGGTTTGATCCTACGGATTTACCCAGCGGTGGCGATGGTTATTTAAGGATTTACCCGGAAGCATTATTAACATCTAATATTACAGCAACAGATCTTATAATTCCAATAACTGACATAGGTTTATTTCCTGATCACGGAG